ATCATCTATACCTGGTGTGCCTTACTATAACAATGTAGTTGATGATTGGGACGCTAAAGATTACCACAGCTGGAACGTAACTGAAAAAGCAATAGAGTATGCCGAGTATTTCAAAAAACATCCAGAGTCATTAGCCCAACTCAAGCCAATCATAGTATTGAACGGTAAATTTGAAGATGGCGCACACAGAGTATCTGCCATATGGTTGCTACAACAAAGAATGGATCCTAAAAATCCACTATGGGCTAATTTTAAATTAAATGTTCAATTTGTTAAGCAAGATGTAACAGAAGATGAGTTAGAAGAAGATTGGAGATCTGCATTAGCTACTGGTGCAATGGCAGGTGCTATGGCAATGGGTGCTAAACGTTTGAAACTATTCAAGAATCTGTCAGAAAGTCGAGACTACTATAATGTTATGTGTACCGATGCAAAGTCTTTACGTCAAGATTTTAATATGTCCAAAGATCGTCACGGTTGGTTTTTGAAAGAAGGATCTACGTCAAAACAAAAATTAGATGTATACAGAGCATTTGGTAGTCCAAAATTAAAAGAATATGATCTATCTGCATTCAGCGGAGGTACTCAGACCAAAGGCGATGATAATGTTATTAGTCCAGTTGGATCGCAAACTAGAGCACAATACAAAAAATGAGAAACTTAATTAATATTATGGAAGCAGTTAGCAAAGGATGTCCTGTTGCTACACACGACATAGATGTCAATTTAAAAAATAGACAAACTGCCATAGACAAGTATAATTACGGGCCAGCCAATCCCAATAAGCCAGAAAAGTATTGGGAAAGGGCAGCTAAAATTTTTAATGTGTCTACTGCCACAGCAAAAACTATGCAGTGTGCCAATTGCGGTGCATTTGATGTCAGCGATAGTATGAGACAATGTATGGCAGATGGCATTCAAGGCAACGAATCAAACATAGATGCAAATGCCAGTATTAATTTAGCCGATTTAGGATACTGTAATTTTTTACATTTTAAATGTGCAGGCAGCAGAAGTTGTAAGGCTTGGATCACAGGCGGCCCAATTACTGAAAAAGATAAAAATAAAAAAGTTAAATGAAATTAATTGAAAGTAGCGGACCTAGTTTCTCAGGCAGTATTACACCTGACCTTATGATCAGTAAAATGTGGCTGGCTGAAAAACTGTTAGAATCTAATAGAAAATTTAGCAATATCTATATACTAGGATCTTGGTATGGTAGTATGGCATATATACTCGATCGACTCAAGGTTCCGTATCAAAAAATTATTAATGTAGATACTAACAAAGATTGGTTAAAATTCAGTCACGGACTGTTAACACACGCCGGCGTTAAAGATTTACAAAGCATGAGTAAAGATGCTAATAAATTAAGTTATCAACAAGCAGATAAAAATAGTTTAGTAATTAATACCAGCGAAAATGACATTGCCGGAAAAAAATGGTGGATTAACGTACCTTCAGGCGTTATGATAGCTATACAGTCCCGGGACCAAACTTCTAAGCAAACATATAAAAATCTTAAAGAATTTGATCAAGTTTATCCCATGGCTAAAACTTTTTTCTCTGGCAAATTAAATTTAACAGATCCGGAAACCGATTATCAAAGATTTATGAAAATCGGAATCAAATAAATATAGTTAAAGGACACAGGTCATGGATGAATTAATCAGAGCGATGAAGATTGCTTACAGCACAGAATTTGCATTTTATTTAAAAGCTCACTTCTTTCACTTTAATGTAGAAGGTTCCGACTTTTACGAATATCATAAATTGTTTCAAGAAATTTACGAAGAAGTTTACGGCAGTATAGATACTTTTGGTGAAAATATTAGAAAATTAGGAAGTTATACTCCAGCTAGTTTTAGCAGACTTAGTATGCTAAGTCAAATCGACGACGAAACAGTAGTGCCACCAAAAGAAGCAATGGTGCAAGAATTACTAAACGACAGTGAAAAAATCGGCAAATTATTCAAAATGGTTTACGATTTAGCTGAGCGTGAAGGCAAGCATGGTATCAGTAATTTCTTAGCAGAACGAATGGATGCTCATGACAAGCACTCTTGGTTTCTTAGATCCTCATTGAAATAAAAAACCTGTGCCTTGGGACCAAGTGGGCGGCTGCTGACTTGACAAGTATGATTCGCTATCATATAATATAGAGTGAAACTTATACATCAATAAATATTGTAAATTCAATTAATAACATGAGTATACAACATCAATCTCTAACCGAAACCAAAACCGTCATTAAACCTTGGGGCCAAGAAAAATGGATTCAACAAGGTCAAGATAATCATTCTTATGTGCTTAAAGAAATTATCTTAAATGAAGGATTCAAAACAAGTTTACAAGTACACAAATACAAAGCCGAAACTAACTATATTTTAGAAGGCCATGGCCGTTTAATCTATAGTGATATTGCTTTTGACTGTGATCGATATATTACTGGAAACTACTCCGATCAAGAAATGGATAGTATTTTAGTTAATTTAAAAGTACAATCGTACGGGCCCGGCAGTGTAATGTCTATAGAGCCAGGTACCATTCATAGAATGATAGCAGATACTAAACTACGTTTTGTAGAAGCTAGCACTTGCCACCTAGACGATGTTATTCGCTTACAAGATGACGCAAATCGTTCCCACGGAAGAATTGACTTAGAACACAAATAATATGCTAACAGTATTAATATTGGCTGCCGGTTTTGGCCGCCGCATGGGCCCATTTAGTAGAATGGTCAACAAAGCATTGATTCCTTATGACAACAAACCATTGATTAGTCATATTATGGAAAAATTTGATTTAAATACCAAATTTGTCATTGCCTGTGGACACATGGGGCAACAAGTAAAAGATTATGTTAGTGCAGTACACACTAATAAACAAGTAGTCTATGTAGATATTCCCGATTATAGCGAAGGCAATACTGGGCCAGCAACCACTATTCAGCATTGTGCTCGACATATCAGTGGACCATTCTTTTGGTTAAGTTGTGATACCCTATTCGATTTTGACATCGCCAACAACTTAGATCACAATTGGATCGGAGTCCATCCAGTTAACAGTGACATTGCACAGGATTATTGTTGGGTTGAGCGCGAAGGTGAAACAATCACGTTAATTAAAAATAAACAACCCAGCAAATTGGCTGTGGATGCATTCATAGGCTTAATGTATTGCATGGATTCTACTTATATAGATAACTTAAAATCCGTTAATGCCAAAGAAGCATACGAAGGATTTGACGCTAACTTAAAGCTGCAAGCACATACTGTTCGTGGGTGGAAAGATTTTGGTACTTACAACAAATGGATTGAACTCAACGCTGGATTAAAAGAAATTAGTTTTCCCAAGCCCAACGAAATATTTTACTACGACAATAATAAAATTATTAAGTTTACCACAGACAGCACGTTAACTGATAGAAAAGCAAATCGCGCATTGTTAAATTCTACTTGTATGCCTTCTGGAATTAGACGTAGTGGGCAATTTCTTGTATATGATTATGTGCAAGGTGATATTATTTACAGTCAATTAACTCTGGAATTATTTGATAAACTGCTAAATTGGAGCAGTGAATCATTATGGAAGCCTAAATGGTTTCCTAATACCGAAAATATTTGTCATGACTTTTATGTCAAAAAAACACAGGACAGACTTAACCAATTTCGTATCAAATATAATGATTGGATTGAACCTAATACTATTAACGGTGTTTCGGTCAAATCCATGGACGAATATTTAAAAATGATAGATTGGGATTGGTTATGTCGAGACACAGTATGGGCATTTATTCACGGTGATTATCAATTTGAAAATATTATATATAACCCTGACTCTGATGTGTTTACCTGCATTGATTGGAGAACTGATTTCGCCGGTGATAGTTACGGAGACTTGTATTACGATTTAGCAAAAATGCTAGGCGGAATTCTATTAGATTATCAAGCAGTTAAAGCAGATAAATTAAAATACCACGAACACAATGAAGTAGTAACACTAAATGAATGCAGTATTCCTAACGCAGATCAATATACAAATCGATTAATGGATTTTTGTAAGTTGTCAGGTTTTAACTGGGATAAGATATCTTTGCTAGTACCTATCATTTATTTGAATATGAGTCCGTTACACGAAGCACCATTCGACAAATATCTATTTGCACTATCACAATTATGTTTTTCTAAGGTGTTCAATGAAACTAAATGATGCAGTCAACGAACAAACTAGACAAAAATTATTTGTAAGTCTTGCCAGCAGACCTGGAACCACTGGCACAACTTTCTATAATAAAATGTTTGATTATCATGACATTGATGCGGAATATGTAGCATGTTCTTGCACGGATCTTGCACAAGACATCGCTCTAGCCAGAGAAACGTGTGCAGGAGTAAGTATTACGATGCCATTTAAATTAGAAGTGGTAGATTACATAGATGAGTGGGAATGTGATCCTGGACCTGTTAACACACTAAAAATTGAACAACATAGTTTAATAGCATATAATTGTGATCAGCTGGGATTAGAGGACTCTATTAGCCAGTTAATCAACAACAAATCTGTTGTTATTCTGGGAGATGGTGCTATGAGTGAAAATGTCATTGCCTTATGCAATGATTATAACGCCAGTTATCAACAGTTTAGCAGAAAGTTAGGCAATTGGGATCATCGACATATATCAGCTGATGTTCTTATTAATTGTACCAGTGTCGGCATGAGCATTAAAGACTGCCCTGTAGATTCAATTGACCAAGTTTCTACTGTTATTGATTGTGTTATTGGTTCAACGAAATTATTTAATATGGCCAAACAATCTGGTCTTCACACGGTTAATGGTGCTGAAATTTATTTGTCACAATTCAATCATCAATTTAAAATTTATACAGGTCAAACACCCGACGAACGTATAGTTAAAGAACTATCCAAGAAAGTGTTTCCTTATGTTTGAGTATTTTATATCCGATGTTGACGGTTGCTTAAACGATGGTAAAATATATTGGGCATCAGATGGTCAAAAACCGTTTAAAGCGTTTGGTAATTACGATCACGACGGAGTCAAACTACTTAAAAATCATATCAAGTTAATTTTTATCAGTGCTGACAAACATGGGTGGGATATTTTAAAAACTCGCATTGTTGATCATATGAAATGCGAACTGCATTACGTACCTGAAAAAGATCGATTTAAATTTGTCGAAAGCTACGGATTTGGCAAAGTTGCCTATATGGGAGACGGGATATATGATGCTAAAATATTATCAAGTGCCAAGTTAGGTATAGCTCCAGCTCAAGCAAGAATAGAAGCTCGACAGTCAGCTGACTTTGTTACACCTAGTAATGGTGGTGAGGGTGCTTATTTGGATGCAGCTTTACATATTATGAAACTAATGGACCTCCAGTATGAATTTTAAATTAGGCATGGGCCCAATGAGCTATCATATTAACGATATTTTAGCCAATTACGCAAAGGAACAACAACGGCCATTAATGATTATTGCCAGTAGAAATCAAGTTGATGCCGCCAGTGGTTATGTAATGACCACCGAGGAACTGTCACATCAATTGACTCCGTTACGCAGCGATTATTTAATGCTATGCAGAGATCATTGCGGGCCATATTTTTTAGATGCTGAAAAAAATCTTAATGTTAGGCAAGCAATAGAAGCAACTAAAAAAACAATAGCCTGTGATATAGAAAACAAATTTGATCTTATACACATAGATACTAGTAGATGTGAACAGCCTTACCAGATAGCAGACGAACTTTTTAATTTTTGTCTGTCACTGAACCCTAACATCAAATTTGAATTTGGCACCGAAGAAAACGTAGGAGTTGCCGCAGGCATTAAAAAATATCAAGAAGATGTAAAGTTTGCCAGTCAATTTCCTAACATGCAATTTGTTGTAGCACAAACTGGCAGTTTAACCATGGAAGATAGGCAAGTAGGTAGTTTTGATGTTCCAATGGTTAAAAAGTTAGTAAAGTTTGCAGAGGCTGCAGGAGTTAAATTAAAAGAACACAACGCAGATTACTTGACAGCCGACCAGATACAATTGCGTAAAAAAGCTGGAGTTCATGCCTGCAACATTGCTCCGCAGTTAGGAGTAATTCAAACTAAAAAAATATTAGAGCTAGCAAGAAAATTCGACGTTGACAGCGGCTATTTTGAAGCTGAAGTACTAGCCAGTGAAAAATGGCGTAAATGGTTGATTGATGGAGATAATTCTGTTAGAATTGCAATTGCAGGACATTATTGTTTTGGATCATCGGAGTACAAAGAGCTTGAAAACAAGCTTAGTTGGCATTGCGATGTTTATGACGAAGTAAAACAAGCTATAGAAGCTTGTTTAAATTTATACTATGAGAACTTATTATGATTGTTTGGTTTAACTGTAAAATTAGTGATATTCGCCCTAACCCCCAACCTAGGTATAATCTAAGACACGACGATAGATTTGACATAGCAAAATATAGCTTTGCTAGTTTTGCGCCGTTGTCTCCGTTGGTAAGTAAATTTATTTTTAATCTAGAAATGGCAGATGCTTATGTCGGACGTGAAGCTGATATGGAAGCGTGGTTAAAATCTGTTCTGCCAGCTGATAAATTAGAATTAAATTGGTTTCGATGTGATACCAAAGAACAATGGGAAGATCTGAGAAATCAAGTAAATGAGCTAGACGACGATTTAATTTTTCCAGCTGGGAATGAAGATCATGTGTTCATGGATTCTAGCATTACTGTATTTGAAGAATTGCTTGAATTAATAAAAAACGATTCTAGTAGAGAAGCAGTGTTAATGACCAGCCATTGGCCAGAAAGCATTAGGGCTGCTCACCATTTTAATGGCATTCATGAAGGCCCTAGTGTTAGATATAACATAGGAAACAATGATGCACTAAGGGTGATGAAGAAAGAATTTTTTAATTGGTATGTGGATCAATTAAAAGATAACATGACCGTATTTAGAACTGAAGATTGGAACGGAATCGTATTGCCAGAAAATACAATATATGTACCAACCAAAGAACAGTTTAGACATTTTGACGGGTACGGGCACGTTGGCATTGGCGTAGATTATTGCCCTCCTTTGGAAATACCTCCAGGATTTTTTAATAAGTCAATAAAAATTAAATATGGATTCGAAGATTATGATCCAGAATGTTTGAATTTAAATCCGAGTGCAGACCATTTACACGCCAGTAAACCCAATGGCACTGATTATAAATGGTGTTTGGAAGATATTCCTGTATTTTTAAACAACTATATTTCTGACCGTGTTACAAATTCTCTGTCAGACAACAATAAACTTAAAGAGGATCGGGACGTAAATTTACTGTTAACCAGTCGATTACATTTTAATTGGCCACATTTTGGTATTAGATTTACCGAAGCGAACAATCCACCAGTTAATTGGTTGAATCCACATATGTTAGCGGTTGAGTTCACTGACTAACTCAGCTATAATATACAACTAGGAGAAAAAAATGAGCGATTACAATCGAAGCTTTAACGGCGACGCAAAAATTAAACTTACTCAACTAATCAATGAAGGCATGGCAGTTCTTCAAGAAGTGGAAGATTTAAATGCCGGACTAAATGAAACTATTAAGGCAATTGCTGAAGAACTAGAAATCAAGCCTGCTACTTTAAAAAAGGCTGTTAAAATTGCACATAAAGCCAAACTAGGCGAAACAAATCGAGATCACGACGAACTTAATACTATTTTGGAAACAGTGGGCAAGACTCTTTGAACGACTTGTTGTATAATACGTTTGCATGGATAAAAGATGATTGGCGTAGTAATAAGTTTCGTTTTGCTATTGAGTTGTTGGCTTGGGCTATTAGTATTGGCTGCTCAATCACCATGGCACTCACAGTCCCAAATCCTCCTCTTCTTGCTCTTTATCCTGTGTGGATTAGTGGTTGTGCCCTCTATGCTTGGGCTAGTTATACTCGGAAATCATTTGGGATGCTTGCTAACTATATACTGTTAACCACTATTGACACAGTTGGACTAGTGAGGATGTTACTTAATTGAATCAAATCACATCGCAATGCGAATCTAAAATGTCTAAGAGCATTGACTCATTTAAAACAGCACTTAGTAAGATTCGAACAGGTAGGGCTAGTACTAGTCTATTAGAGAATTTGTTAGTGGACTACTACGGTAGCCTCACGCTTATTAGTCAGGTAGCTAGTTTGACATTGGCCGATGCAAGAACTATTTCAGTTGTTCCATGGGAAAAAACTATGTTAGGTCCAGTGGAAAAAGCAATTAGAGAATCCAATCTAGGTCTTAATCCACTGAACAAAGGTACCGTTATTATGGTCCCGATGCCCTTACTGTCAGAAGAACGGCGAAATGAAATGGTAAAGATTGTTAAATCCGACGGCGAAGATGCTAAAATAGTTATTCGCAATCACAGACGAGACGCCAACGATCAATTAAAGAAATTAGTAAAAGCTAAAGAACTTACAGAAGATCAGGAAAAACAAGGGCAGGCTCATATCCAAAAACTAACAGATCATTTTATCGCAGAGATTGATCAATTAGTTGACAGTAAAGAAAAAGAAGTACTTAAAGTTTAAAGGATTAGATGAGCTACGTTGACGCACTATTTGATAAACAAAAAGATCGCATTCATGTTGTTGAACGAGTCGACGGTGAACGGGTATACAAAGAATATCCGCCCAACTATGTATTTTATCATGACGACCCCAGGGGCAAACATAGAACTATTTACGGAACTCCGGTAACTCGATTTACCACAAGAAACGGCAAAGAGTTTCAAAAAGAAATTAGAATGCATGGCAACACTCGCCTATGGGAGAGTGATGTCAAACCAGTATTCCGCTGTCTTGAAGAAAACTATCTGGGTGCAGAACCGCCAAGATTGCAGACTGCATTTTTCGACATTGAAGTAGATTTTGATCCGCAACGAGGGTTTAGTCCGGTCTCGGATCCTTTTAATAAAATTACTGCTATAAGTGTATATCTAGATTGGTTAGACAAGCTAGTTACTTTAGCTATACCGCCTAGATCAATGAGTTGGGAAACAGCAGAAGAAATTTCTTTGAAATTTGATAACTGTTTCATCTTCGATAGAGAAGAAGATATGTTAGATACTTTTTTGAATCTAATCGACGATGCAGATATATTGACTGGATGGAACAGTGAAGGTTACGACATTCCTTACACTGTTGGACGAATCACTCGAGTAATGAGCAAAAACGACACACGACGTCTGTGTCTATGGGGACAGTTTCCTAAGCAAAGAGAGTTTGAAAGATTTGGCGCCACTAACGTAACTTTTGATTTAATTGGTAGAGTGCATATGGACTATATGCAGTTGTATCGAAAATATACATACGAAGAACGTCATAGTTATAGCTTGGATGCTATCGGAGAATACGAATTAGAAGAGCGCAAGACTGCCTATGAAGGCACGTTGGATCAGCTTTACAATAAAGATTTTGAAAAATTCATTGTTTATAATAGACAAGACACAAAACTAATTGCAAAATTAGATAAGAAGTTAAGATTTCTAGATTTAGCAAATACCATTGCTCACGATAACACGGTGTTATTGCAGACAACAATGGGAGCAGTTGCAACCACAGAACAGGCAATTATCAATGAAGCACACAGTCAAGGATTGGTCGTTCCTAATAGGAAAAACAGAGAAGAAGATGGAGACACACAAGCGGCAGGTGCCTATGTTGCTTACCCCAAAGCCGGTATGCACAAATATATCGGAGCAATTGACATCAACTCGCTCTATCCCTCGGCTATTCGAGCCCTTAACATGGGGCCCGAAACAATCGTAGGACAATTACGTCCTGTGATGACAGACAAATATATCAAAGATAAAATAGACAGCGGAGATAGTTTTGCAGCCTCATGGGAGGGATTGTTTGGCAGTTTAGAGTACGAAGCGGTGATGCGGGGAGATCCTGGAGTAGAAATTGCAATCGACTGGGAAGCAGATGGTACCAGTGACGTATGCAGTGCTGCCGATGTATGGCGTATTATATTTGACAGTAATAAGCCTTGGATTTTGAGTGCCAATGGTACAATCTTTACCTGCGAAAGCAAAGGTATTATTCCCGGCTTGCTAGAACGATGGTATGCTGAACGTAAACAGATGCAGACCAAACTCAAAGAATCTACTACGCCTGAAGATCAAGAGTATTGGGACAAAAGACAGCTAGTTAAGAAAATTAACTTGAACAGTTTATATGGCGCTATTCTTAATCCTGGTTGCAGGTTTTTCGACAACAGAATCGGCCAAAGCACTACGTTAACTGGACGAGCTATTGCCAAGCATATGGATAGTTTCGTCAATGAATGTATTTTTGGAAAATATGATCATACTGGTGATGCAATTATCTATGGTGATACCGACTCTGTGTATTTCAGTGCTTGGCCTGCTGTACGAGCAGATGTCGAAGCCGGTCGTATGGAATGGAACAAAGACATTGCTGTTCAATTATACGATAGTATAGGTGAACAAGTTAATCAAAGTTTTCCTGGTTTCATGGAAAAGGCTTTTCATTGTCCTCGACAGAATGGTTCTATTATCAAAGGCGGCCGAGAACTAGTAGCTATGTCTGGGTTATTCATTAAGAAAAAACGATATGCTGTTCTTATCTACGACAAAGAAGGTAAGAGGTTAGACGTCAATGGAGCACAAGGAAAAGTTAAAGCCATGGGCTTAGACTTAAAAAGAAGTGATACTCCCAAGGTTGTGCAAGACTTTTTAAGTGAAATTTTGTTGGATGTACTTACGAGTTCTGAACGTGAATCAATCATTGAAAAAGTAAAAGAATTTAAAATTAAGTTTCAAGAACGCCCGGCTTGGGAAAAAGGTACTCCTAAAAGAGTTAATAACTTAACCAAGTACACTGCTGAAGAAGCTAGGCAAGGTAAAGCAAACATGCCTGGCCATGTACGGGCGGCTATGAATTGGAACAATCTACGCCGTATGCACAGCGACAATTACAGTATGCAAATTGTAGACGGCATGAAAGTCATTGTTTGCAAACTAAGAAATAATCCACTAGGATATACCAGTGTAGCTTACCCCACAGACGAAAGTCATATTCCGCAGTGGTTTAAAGATTTGCCGTTTGACGATAACCTAATGGAAGAAGGTATTGTGGATCAAAAAGTAGAAAATTTATTAGGTGTTTTAAATTGGAAAATTTCCGAGAACACAAACATCAATAGTACATTTAATGATCTTTTCAGCTTCGAATAACATGCAACTTAGTCAGTTAGTATCAATTAAAAAAAGTATCAAATCAATCGATTTGGAAGATTCTTCGGAAGCTCTTTCTGCATTATCTAAATCCATCGACATAGGATTATTAGATATTGAGCAAAACTACACAGAAGAGGCTGGGGCTCTGCGACAAACATATTCGACATTAGAAAACAATCTAAATAATGTAAAAGATAACATAAAAAATCTATTAGAATCAATTGATAAGGAAATTCACCAACGTGCTTCACATTATTGCCGAAGAGGTGCTATCCTTGATGGTATTCCTGTAGTTGAAAAAATGAATGCCGAAGCAGAAATTCGAACCAGAATAAGATTATTTTTACCCGAAATAAAATATGATATTTTTAGTATTATAAGGAAATTAACATCACCCCGATATCCTGCATTAGAACTAGGCCCAGGAAATGGACAATTTACTCAGTATATGGTAGCCGGCGATCCTTTATACCTTGTTGACATCAATGAAGAGTTTTTAGTAAAAGCAGCAGACCAGTTTCCTTTTGAATATAGAAAAAGAATTAGAACTTATCAAATTGATGCCCATGGATTTGGTGACAATGATTTAAGTTGTTTGCCACAAAATCAATTTGGTTTTGTACTGGCCATAGACTTAATGGATTTTTACACTTGGGATTTTGTCAGTGATTATTTAAAAAACATCTACAATGTTCTGAGACCTGGCGGAAGTTTAATGTTCACTTATAACAACTGCGATGAAGCTAGCGCGGTTATATCAGTTGAACGCGGATTACGGGGTTGGGCAACAGAAACTGATATGAAGAAAACATGCATTGATATCGGTTATGAAATTGTGGAAACTAAAAACATACCAGGTCATACTTATTGGGCTGTGGTTAAAAAACCAGGAAATTTAGAAACAAATAAAATTCAACAAGCTATGGGCGAAATAGTTCTGGCAGGTAGTTGATTTTTCTAAATAAAACATATATAATTAATTATTTCAACCATCGGAGAACACATGAAAGATCAGCTATTAGACATCGTACAACACACGCACGGCTTGGGCAATATTAACTTAGTTAAAATTGTAGGAGCAGAAACAGACACAGCATTACAGGCTTCTGCAGAGGACCGAAGTGTTATTTTACAAGCTAAATTTAAAGGACCAATTGCCGATTTTATCGGAACTTTTGGTATGCCAAATTTAGGAAAATTGCAAACTATTTTAAACATTCCCGAATATAAGGAAGATGCTAAAATTACTGTAAACACACAAAATCGCAACGGTGAACAAGTACCAGTCGGAGTTCATTTCGAAAACAAAGACGGGGACTTTAAAAACGATTATCGTTTTATGAGCAGCGAAATGTTTACAGACGAACAGAAGAAGACTATCACCATGCGCTCAGTTAATTGGACAGTCGATATTGTTCCCACCGTAGCATCTATTCAAAGATTAAAGTTTCAAGCTAGTGCTAACAGTGAAGAAAACAATTTTATAACTAAAATTGAAAATGGAGATCTAAAATTCTATTTTGGTGACCACAGTAGTCACGCAGGCAACTTTACTTTCCAGTCTGGGGTAAGTGGCAAACTTTCGAAATCGTGGGCCTGGCCTATTACTGTTGTTATTAGTATCCTGTCTTTGCCGGGCGATAAAACATTTAAAATCAGTGATGAAGGTGTGGCAATGATTACAGTAGACAGTGGAATTGCAGACTACCATTATTTGTTACCTGGACAACAAAAATGATTGCTAGATTTTGTTAGAAAATACCATGACAGAAAAAATTGAACAAGATGACTTAACTGCCAAACAAAAAGACTATGCTGTATTTCTACCGGCACTGAGCAGTTTTTATTCTACTTACGTGGGAAAGCAAAGACACAATCCCAATTATGTAGACTCTGCCAGAATCCCACAAAAATTTAATACGGGAATCGAAGGCATTAATTGGCTCAATGACAAACAGGGATATTTTCATTATAAATGGGCACTATATAGTGCAGGACATGCTAATTTAGACGTTAATAAGTTTGACCCCAGGGAAGACATGGTTCGTAATAGAGACCCTAATACATTTGTATTAGGGGACAGCGGAGGCTTCCAAATTGGTAAAGGCGTATGGGAAGGCGACTGGAAAGATCCCAATTGTCCCAAGGCACAAAAGAAACGTGAACAAGTACTAGCATGGATGGATGCTTACATGGATCACGGAATGATTTTAGATATTCCCGCGTGGGTGGCCCGTAGTCCAGCTGGTCAAAAAGCTACAGGTATTAGCACTTATCAAGAAGCAGTTGATGCAACTTATATCAACAACGATTACTTTATGAAGAATCGTTCAGGTCGATGCAAGTTTTTAAATGTTTTACAAGGCGAAAATCATACCGAAGCCGACGATTGGTATGAACGTATGAAAAAGTTTTGTGACCCAAAACAATATAGTCAGCATTTCAATGGTTGGGCTATGGGAGGTCAAAACATGTGCGACGTGCATTTGCTGTTACGTAGGCTAGTTGCTTTACGGTTCGACGGTCTATTAGAAGCTGGAGTTCATGACTGGATGCACTTCTTAGGCACTAGTAAATTAGAATGGGCTACTTTGTTAACTGATGTTCAACGTGCAGTACGTAAATATCACAATGAAAACTTTACAATATCGTTTGATTGTGCTAGTCCATTTTTAGCCACTGCCAATGGTCAAATTTATTATGATGTAGTTACTCCGGATCGTGCCAAGTGGAGTTATCAAATGCAACCCAGTGTAGATAATAAAAAATATGCCACGGACACACGTACCTTTAGAGATGCAGTGTTACAAGATAAAATATTTGATAAGTTTCTAGAAAGTCCAATAAGCGAGCGTCTGTTAATTAATGATGTTTGTTACTACAAACCCGGGGATCTTAATAAGATTGGCAAAGAAGGTAAAACTAGCTGGGATAGTTTTAGCTATACTCTGCAAATGGCACATAATGTTTGGACCCACATACATGCTGTACAGGAAGCTAATCGTCAATATGATAATGGAAAGTATCCTGCTATGTTAATTGCATCCAGTGCTGACAAAAAAGTTATGCGTATGTATGATCAAAACTTTTTTAGAGACATAGTCAATGATATTTTTGCTACCAGCGACAGAGGACGAGCAGAAGAACTGGTTGAACATTACAACAAATATTGGATGAGTATTGTCGGTACACGTGGGGCCACAGGTAAGAAAACGGTGAACTCAGGTACTGTGTTTAACGCATTGTTTGAAGTAGAAGACGATGTTCCTCAGTGAGTGATAGATGACAACGGTTTAGATTTATCTAATTAGATAAATTAGAAGAGATCGAATAATAAGTTAAGTCAAATCACTAGAAAATAAATTAATAATACTGTATAATTTATAAATTGTACAAGGGTTTTAACTATGTACCAAAGTAAAATTAAAGATTTAGAAGAAAAATATCAGGCGTTAAGTGATAAAATTTTCCATATGGAAAAGTCGGGCACTGCCGACAAAGATCAAGTGTATAATTTAAATTGTACAAAAAATGAAGTGCTCAATGAACTTCGTAGATTAAGAAAAAGTCAATGGGATCACGAGCACGAATATGTTAATTTAGACGATGACAGGTAATTGCATTAAAGAATGAAAAGTTTAATTATAGGGATGGGCATCGGCCAATTATACAAATCGGTGTTGACTGAACTAGGGCACGAAGTTATTACCGTAGATTATAATCCAGCAGTTGGTGCAGATTTTCAGGATTATGGTATTGCATTTGCGGCTCATGAGCATTTTGATACTGTACATGTGTGTACTCCAAATTACACGCACTCAACCATTGCAAGACATGCGGCTATACATCGAGCTGGCATTGTGTTTGTAGAAAAACCTGGAGTAGCAGATTCTGAATTATGGCACACCATGGTAAAAGAATTTGCAGGCACTACACGCTTCATGATGGTTAAAAATAATCAATGGCGTAGTAATATCGAAGAAATGAAGCAACGATATAATCTTGCCAGCGAAATTAAGATTAAGTGGATTAATAAAAATCGAGTACCTGGTCCTGGCAGTTGGTTTACTACCAAAGAACTAGCGTTTGGTGGTGTAAGTAGAGACTTACTTCCCCACTTGTTAAGTTTGTTTATGGTATTAGAGCCCGAGTATAAGACTACCAATTGGTTATTTAGAAAAACATGGCAGCGTTGGTCTCTTAACGATTTACCCGACACTAATTACGGGACAATTAATCCAGATGGAATTTATGATGTTGATGATAAAGTTGAGTTTGACGGGATTATTAAAAGTAAAAAAGTTTTTATAACAGCAGATTGGCGAAGTAATACCGAAGATGATATTGCCATTTATTTCGACGATTACAGAATCCCCCTAGGACTATGTCCCGAAGAAGCATATAAGAATATGATCCAAGAAGCTTTATCAAATAAAGACAACGACAAATTTTGGCTAGATCAATTGAGTCACGACATTTGGATCCACAAAAAAATCAATTTATGAATAGAATTTTAGTAACTAATGGTAAAGGTTTTTTCGAAACCGTTTATCATTGTAATGACCCCACCGACAACGAAATTCAAGTCAACAATGTAATGACTGGAGTATGTCGCAGTGATATAGACATGATGATGGGAAAGTTTGGTCCTTTTCCATTACATATGCAAGGCCACGAAGGGCTGGGACAAGTAGTTAAAATAGGCAAAAATGTTCAAGACGTTGTGCTAGGAGATTATGTTGCAACAAGAGGTGAGCCGGCTTATGCAGACACATACAATGTGAGATCAACAGAATATGTTAAAGTACCTGAAGCACATCCAAGATATATTTTAGAACCAGTGGCCTGCGGAATTAACGTAGTGACTCAACCATTAAGAGAAATTGCAGAACGAAGTGGTCCTGGTAAAAGATTATTAATTCTTGGCAGCGGATTTCTTGCTTGGGTTGCTTACCACACTGTGTTACTAAATCATTTGGATTTTGAAATTACTGTTATTGGTAATAGTAATAAGAATCTATGGGGAGATAAACTGTCCGATGTGTATCACGGAAAGTTTGATGTGGTCATTGACTTAAGTCCCCATCCGGATGTATTCACAGAAGATATTTTAAACAATGAATCTTTAGTGGTAATGGGTGTACAAAAAGATATTCAAACAAATTTTTCCAATTTACTTTGGAAAGCTTGCTCTATTGTATTCCCTAGTCCAAGAACTGACAAGTTTTACAAAGCAATGCAGGACGCTGAATATTGGATCACGAACGGTGATATCAACGTTGACATATTTTGGACAAAAAGCTATTATAGAGATACTGCATGGCAGCAGGCATTCAATGACGGACACCTTAGGCCGCTGGGTTACAGTAGGGGCTACATTTATTGGAATAAAAATGGGAATTAATACACAAAACCGCCAACAAGTAGACTATTTTGTCGGCACAGAGGTTGAAAATACTATTATGAAGGGCGAAAAGACCTTGTTTGTAGTAGGCATTAAACCTATAGACGAAATTATCAAATTAGCGGAAGAACATAATATTCGACACATTTATTTTGGCACTAGTCAAAGTTTTCATCCCGCTAATCCATATGATTGGGCGTCTTGGAATGAAATGATTAAACCCTTGCTAATTAAAGATTATTTTGTTACACTAGACTTCGACGTACAATATTGTAAAGAGATTCACGAAGAATCGTGGTGTGAATACAAAACGTTCATTCCCATGATCAGTGTTAAGATTCCTTACATTAAGTTATATAATTATCATGCCACAGTTAAAATTGACGATAACACTTGGGGTGACACTAATACTGGAGTATGGTGTCACCCGTTAAATGAACTTATGACCAGAAACGCTTACACTGATTGGAAAGACTATGTCGGAGACACTACAGTTTTTCCCGAGGAACAAAAATGATTAATCAAGAACAAAGAGAAACTATCGAACGAGTTAAACAACACGCCGAAAGAAAAATTTGGGTTACCTTCAAAAAAGAAGGTATGCACAGATATCCTGCGGCAGCAACTAATCCCTTGCTTGCAACCGGAGATGAGTACGACGTTAGTTTTTTAGCTAACCCACATCGTCATATTTTTCATTTCCAAGTTTGGATTGATGTTTTCCACAGTGACAGAGACATCGAATTTATTCAGTTCAAACGATGGCTCGAAAACCTCTATCGTGACCGAACCCTTGAACTTGACTTCAAAAGCTGTGAAATGATTGCAGATGATCTGTATTTGCAAATCGCTGGTCGTTATCCAAATCGTGCAGTATGGATTGAAGTCTCGGAAGACGGTGAAAACGGAGCTCTTATCAAATACGAAACTCACCAACCCACTCAACGTATTAAAATTTAAGGAAAATTGTAATGGCACAGCCTAAATATATCGAAAAATATCTACGCATTAAACCCGAAGTTGATAAAATTTTCGACGACTTAGAAGGATATAAAAACTTTTGTCGATTTAATATGCTTAAATTCGACGAACGAGATTTGTATAAATCCGAACAATATCGTAAATTTGAAAAATATCGTAACTGGCGAAATAAACAATTTGATAAACAACAAAACAATTTCTAAAAATGGCTAAGATTTTTGTTGTAGATTTGGAGTCAGTCGAAACTAGGTACACTGCCCAATGGAAATCGCATGTACCTAATTTATTAAAGAAGGCAGGACACGATGTCCATGTTATTTCAGGTCCTACTAATATCCCAGACGCTACTACTCCTGGTGCCTTTCTTAATTTTGGCGGCACCAACATCTACAAGGCTAGTCAGGTTGAGCAAATGGGTAGACTCTTCACCGAAGGTAAAGTGGTTGCTGGTGATCACTTTATCTTTACAGATGCTTGGCATCCTGGTATTATCAACTTAAAGTATATGAGTGAGTTACTGAATATTCCAGTAACTACACACGGTCTGTGGCATGCTGGTAGTTATGATCCTCAGGATTTTCTAGGACGCTTAGTTGGTAAGAAGAAGTGGGTCAGACATGCTGAAAAGAGTTTCTTTCACGCAGTTGATCATAACTACTTTGCTACAGAGTTTCATGTTAAGTTATTCTTCGATGAACTCCTAGAAGATGGATGGCCTTCAGAGAATCCTTGGTACGAAGAAGACTGGGCTGAACGCTATGACAGTGGAAAAATTGTAAGGACTGGCTGGCCCATGGAGTATATGGAAGATACATTGTTGATGTATAAGAACATGCCCAAGCGTGATCTTATCTTGTTTCCACATCGTATTGCACCAGAGAAGCAAGTTGAAATCTTCCGTGACTTAGCCACACAGTTACCACAATATGAATTCGTTGTATGTCAGGATCAACAATTAGACAAACACGAATATCACAAATTGTTGGGCCGTGCTAAGATTGTGTTTAGTTGTAGTCTTCAAGAAACATTGGGAATAGGATGTTATGAAGGTGCGTTAGTTAATGCTTTGCCAATGGTGCCCGACAGACTCAGCTACAAAGAAATGTACTCTAATGGATTTAAGTATCCATCACATTGGACTGAAGACTGGGCTTGTTATATCAATTTCAAAGAATATTTGATCAATCATATACAAGTAACAATGGATCATTACGAAACAAGGTTACCAGAACTAGAAATACTTAAACATAACCTAAACACGAATTTTTTTAGTGCAAAGGCCTTACTTGACAAATTTCAATAAAATTTTCGAATTTGAACAACAGTTAGCCGAATTTACTGGTGCAAATTATGCCGTAATGACAGACTGCTGTACACATGCAATTGAACTCTGTCTACGAATTAATTGTGTAAGATACTGCGAATTTACGGCATTTACATACCTTAGTGTGCCAATGACCATGCATAAACTAGATATTACATATAAGTTAATGCCCGAATACTGGATTGGAGAATATCAATTCAACGGAACTAATATATGGGATAGTGCAAGACGGTTAGAAAAAAATATGCACAGAAAAGGCACGATGCAGTGTTTGAGTTTTGGTTGGGATAAACCACTGGCCATTGGCAGGGGTGGCGCTATTCTATTAGATGACAAAGATGCATATGATAGGCTTATTTTAATGCGCTATGATGGCCGCGACCTAAATACTATACCTTGGCAGGATCAAAAAACTTTTGTAGTAGGCTATCATTATAAACCAACAATTGAAGAAGCAATAAAAGGTTTGGAACTATTTCAATCCATTAAAGTTGACAACCCTACTCCTAAAAAAGTACAATATCCTGACTTAAGAAAAATTACTATACTGGATTAATATATGACCGATAAAAAAGAAACAGCACTAGACGTTATGTACGGCGACAGCGGCTATCAAGAAGGCACAGCACATAACTATTTGGGGTTTGTAATGAAACGTAATGGTAAAAGATTCTGGGCTGGAGATAACATCAGTGAATACCTTGATGACAAAATGAAAGAACAGCTAATCAATGAAACAACTCTAGCATTTGAAAAAGTGTTAGACTGCTTATTGATCGATCGTGAGACAGATCCTAATAGCAAAGGCACAGCAAGACGCCTTGCTAAAATGTATTTTAACGAAGTAATGGCGGGCCGATATGAGTCTCCCCCAGATTGTACAGCATTTCCAAATAATAGTGAGGATAGATATGAAGGCATGTTGGTTGTTCGTAGTGAGTTGCGTAGTATGTGTAGTCATCATCACCAACCCGTTACTGGTGTTGCTTATATTGGTATTATTGCCGCTGAGAAACTTATTGGCTTATCAAAGTACACACGTATCGCGCAGTGGTGCGCTAGACGAGGTACTCTCCAGGAGGAACTTGCTAATGATATTGCTAGGGAGATTCAAAAGTTCACAGAGGCAAAAGATGTAGGTGTTTACATACAGGCCACTCATGGATGTTGCGAAAATCGAGGCATTATGGCACATTCTAGTCTGACACAGACTACAGTGCTCAAGGGTGCTTTTAAAGACGATCCCGGCACTAAGAAAGAGTTTTTCGATAATATTAAACTACAACAAGATTTTGCTCCCCGATAATTAACTTAAGGAAACATCAATGGCTAAAAAACCAATCAATAAAATTGCAGACAAACTCAACAAAGTTAACGAGTCGTTTTCTGTTAACATGTATGACAACGGGTTCATGATCGAAGTCAGTGGGCGAGATAGTAATAACGAATACAAGACTGCTAAAGTCATGGTGGGAACCGTCGACGAACTTATTGCACTAGTTAAAGAAGTATCGGGCATGGAAAGGGACGAATGATGACTAATTGGTTAAGACGAAAACTAATAAATTTTTTGTACCCAGAAGATGTACCGGGATGTGCGACAAGTAGTAGATTAACTGTATCTTCTGCCGACGAATACGATGAAGACAACACACTGAGGTTTTCGGTTACTCCTGCAAGGGGAGGAGTTATTGTGTCTGTTCGAAATTACAATAGAAAAAAAGATACTTCCGACACTATCATCCATGTTATTCACGACGATGAAGATTTGGCGCATCGAGTGTCCGAAATTGTTAGTCTGAGTTTATTACGTAACTAACTGTTGTATTAAAACCACAGACAAAATTTAGGGTTCATGTTAAAATTAGGCATGAGCTCTAATTTTACGACTTCAATTCTGTTAACTTTAGTACTAACTGCCTGCGGTGGGGGTGGCGCTGGCGACAGCGGAACTATGGTCCAACATGGAATTAATATTTCCGACTATGAAACTAAAAATGTTAAGTCATTATTGTCGATTATAGGCAATTGGAATATTAACATGTATCGACTTAAAACTGGTAATCCCACTGATCCAGTCGATTCTTATAATATAATTCGTTTTGGGGCAAACCAGTATGAAGGTGTGGTACTAGCCGGATGGGCCTACGATCCCAGGTTAGTCAATGAACGTTATCCTTATCAAGTTAATATAGCGTTATTAGAGCAACGAACTAGCGGAAGCTTGCGGTTAGCTACATCGGAGTATGTACTTCATTCTAATACAAACGGTGCTAGTAGTGTCATTGTTGCAGACTTCAATGGCGATGGTAGAGATGATATGTTTTTGCCTGCGTACAATGAAACACCTGCGTTGGGTGTTAGCAGTGCCGCATTTATTAGTAAATCGAACGGTAGTTTTAGCAAGCTAGGAACAAACTCAGTAGGATCTATATCCCTGTTATCCAACGGTACAGATGCGGTCATAATCAAAGACAGTAAACTAATTACCTTTGGCGGAAAGCCCTCTGTGTTAGTTACTGGAAATGATTCTACTGGTAATACGTTCAGTGGTGTCTACACCTACAACGGAAGTAAATTTGATTTTACTCGATTGCCTGGATCTGGGTTAAGCGTGGCCCGTGGAGACTTTTTACTCAATGGCACTGAACAAGTTATATATGCTGGCACTAGTCTAAGCATTGTTGGGGCACCTGCTCCTTATTTCAATAAAGCAGAATATTCTGCATATGTCAGTGAAGATCCATTGAACAAAACTAAACAACCAAAAATTTGGGTCGACGATATAAATCAAGATGGAGTTCCTGACATTATTGTGGGATCAGAAATTAATCCTGGTTGGAGAGCTCAGTTACAATTACTAGTTAACCAGGGCAATAACAGATTTGTTGATCAAACATATAAAATGCCGTTCAATGAAGGTGCGGGCTTAGATTACAGTATGCGTCTAATAGATGTGGACAATAGCGGGATTAAAAGCTATTTTTTAGCACAAACAGATGCATATTGTGAACCAGTGGGATGTCGAGACAAAACATTACACGGTAATTACATTCTTGTAAATGACGGCACTGGCCAGTTTCATGTCGCCATGCATTCGGAATTTTTAAATCTAGGAGACCAAGTTATTTCTGTTATACGTGCCAATGCATTAAGCACAGATATCATGCCTATAACTTGGGCCGTGGCTGATCAAGAAGTTCCTAAATTTATAGCATATCGTTCTCCGGATGGAAACATTAATTTTATGGCTAAAGCCGTGACGTTGAGCAACACTGGAGAGACAGTGACTACCATGGTCAATGTTCCTTTAAAAATTAACTTAACCACTGACTTTAAAAAAGATATTGTGATAACTGACAGAAATAATAGTAAAAATATTCGAACATTTGCGGGTAATGACACTATTGCCGGTGGGTGCATAGGATCTTGTAAAATTGACGGCGGGCTTGGTACTAATACCGTAGTGTTTTCTGGATTAAAAAACAGTTATACAATAAGCCGAACCACAGATGGGTTTATTGTATCTAATAGATTTGGTACAGAAACTTTAAAAAATATACAAATTCTTCGTTTTGCTGATGCAACTATCCAATGAAAAAAATTTTAATTTTTGCTATGTGTGTATTGGTCTCTGCTTGTGGCGGGGGCGGTGGTGGTGGCAGCGGTAATCCTTCTACTAATGGTGATTTAATTGGCGCAAGTACTCAAAATCTAATGCCAGGTATGGCCACTGGAGATTTTGTAGGAGATGGTGGTGTATACGTAATTGTTTCTGGTTGGTTGTTTTGGAACTTTTCATTCAATGATGCGCCTGTTAAAATCTATAAAGTAAATGTCGCAGGCGGGGGCTCTGACGTTACTTCGCAGATTATCGGATCTAACATTAAAGCAAGCACTCATGTGCCGTTGGTTGCAGATTTTAATGGAGACAGGATAGATGATATCTTCTTGCCAGGTTTTTACGATACTCCTGTGGGAGTTGGACAAAGTTATGCATTTATTAGTCAGCGAGGAACTACACATCGTCGTGTGACTTTACCACAAACTACATGGAGTCACGATGCAACTGTTGTTGACATTGACCGCGACGGAGACATTGATGTTGTCAATAGTGTGGGACAAATGTGGATTAACGACGGTCACGGAAATTTTACATTTAGGACACACACATATCAATTTGATACACTTTGGATGAATGGCAATGGAATCTGCGCTGGTGATTTTAATAATAGCGGCCGGCAACAAATAGTAATAACAGATTTATCTATTAACGGTCTTAAAGAACCAATTGCAGATACTGCAATTTTTGAATTAGATCAAAATATCAATGCTGTGGCCAGACATATTTTACCTCCACCCATCCTAGACAGAAAATCTACTGTAGAAGCCAGCCACGACTATACTTGCAGAGTTGCAGACATAAACAATGACGGTCTATTAGACATTGTTGTGTTTAGTAGACCCTGGGACTCTGCACGAAATAATATATGGACTGAAGAAAGATATATTCAAACGTTAATTAATCGTGGCAATTTTGTGTTTGAAGATACATCCTCTTTAAACAGTGTTTATTATCAAAAAATAGAGTCTGACTATATTCCCCAACTCAAAGATTTTAACAAGGACGGTAAAATTGATTTGTGGATTGCACCCGACTTATTTCTAAATCAATCGGGGAGTTTAAAATTATCTGCTAGCAGACCAGGAACAAGCATAGTCACATCTATGTTAATTGCTGTTAATAACAATTATGGATTATTTTATATCAAAGATAATAATGTGTATTTTACCAAATTAGATTATAAATTTTGAAATAGCATGTATAATGTAAGTACAGGCATACTATAAGGATTTAAGATGTTTCTTAAAATTTTAGATCGGTTAGGACGTAAACGAATCGTAATGGATCGAGTCAATGATCAACCATATCTTGAAAGGTATTATATCTTTTTGAAAGATAGAAAGCGTTTTCCCTTTAATGTATTTTTACACAAATTCTTAAAATCAGATCCAGATGACTTACACGATCATCCTTGGCCTTACTTTACGTTAATCCTTCGTGGTGGCTATTGGGAATGGGTACCTCAGTTTAATTCCAAAGGCGAGAAATTTGGAGAAATCTCCATATGGAGAAGTCCTGGACACTTTAGATTTTGCAAAGCATCTAGCTATCATAGAATCGAACTGGACCCAACTGTAACTTGCTGGACTTTATTTTGCCCGGGCCCACAACAAAAAGATTGGGGCTTTATGAGTAAAGGTCAATGGGTACAGTGGGAACAATACTTGGCTGGCAGAACTAAATGATAGCACTACCCCCAGGCTGTACTGTAGTATATCCCATATGGATAGACGTCGGTCAGTTAACTAAAAATATAATCGATTGGTACGAACAAATAGGCGGTCGTCAAAAAGTTGACACTTATTGGACTCACCGCGGGCGAGAACACTCTGACGTTTATATAGCATATGGTCGCGGCAAATGGTGCCATCATCATCAAAACGGACACGGCGGAACTAGGTTGCATTTTAATGGCGAAGATGCTAGTATTGCATCTATGTTTATTATAAAATTTTTAGATAACATAACCAATCACAATCTTAAAGAACACATGGAGAGAAAAGAAAATGAATATTACTAATAAAGAATATCACGGTCTTATTGCAAAAATTTGCAGAGATATCGCTGTCAGCAATTGGCGTCCAGACTACATTGTAGGCATGGTACAAGGCGGACTTATTCCAGCTGTGATGATTGGCAATTACTTTAATATTCCAGTGAATACCCTAAGCAAGGAAGAAAGTAATTTATGGATGGCCGAAGATGCATTTGGTTATGTATCATCATCTACTATGCCGCGGCCCGCTGGAGAAGTTACAACTGATCCAGCTACACGTAAAAATATTCTAATTGTTAATGATATCAATGCTACCGGTAAAACCATTAATAATCTTATGGAAGACTGGAGTTCTGGATGCTTGCCCAACGATCCAGCCTGGGAAAACATTTGGAATAACAATGTTAAGTTTGCTGTGATTTACGATAATGTCAGTAGCAAATCAAAAGTTACTGTAGACTTCTGCGGAGAAGAAATTACTAAGAGTAAAAAAGAACGTATAGTATTTCCTTACGAAAATTGGTGGGCATAAATACTTGCTCAAGAGGACTTCTATGGCATTCATCCCTCTCTAAAAATTCTGCATGTCATCAAACTTGCTACTTAAATAAAGGAGACTAGAGATGGCAAAATCCTCAACCGCTGATTTAATCAGACACTTAGAAAACAACCTGCCTTACATAGGCCCAGTCAGTTACAAATATACTAGCACTAAAGAGTATCATGATGCTTTTCCCTGCGCCTATCGTCAGTGGCGAGCAGATAGTCATTGTAACTTAATCCACGGATACAGCTTCTCGATGAAGTTCTACTTTGGTACCGACGAATTGGATGTTCGTAACTGGGCAGCCGACTATGGCGGTCTTAAAGAACTTAAAAAGATCTTAGAAGATCAATTTGACCACACGCTTATCGTAGCCGCGGATGATCCAGACATGGAGACATTCAAGTTGCTACAAGAAAAGAATATGGCCAAGATTGTTGTACTACCTAAGTTAGGCTGTGAAGGCCTAAGTGACATGCTCTACAAGTATGTTAATGGTGTATACATTCCAGAAATGTGGGGCGAAGGCGAAGCCAAACGACTATGGTGCTATCGCGTAGAAGTTCGAGAGACACAGAGCAACATGGCGTTCCGTGAAGGTCATCGTGAATGGAATGAAGATTTATTTGCATAAACTTTGGCGACTTTGGGCAAAAAGTTTAGGAGAGAAAGCAGGTAGTACGGATTCTGAATCAGACCGTATTGCTTGCATTCGTACTTTAATTGTGTTATCATATATCATAACTAACTGCTTTATTGTGGCAGGTGTAATTCGACATTGGTAGAAAAATGGAATCAAAACAAGAAGAAATTCTAAATATCTTACAAGAAGAATGTGCAGAAGTAATACAAATGGTTTCTAAATGCCGCCGATTTGGATTAGATCAGCAACATTTAAAAGCAGACAAACCTAACCGAGATAAGCTCACTGAAGAAATTGGTGACGTTTTAGCCATGATTAATTTATGTATAGAACATAACATTGTTAATCAAGATCAAGTAATGACTGCACAACAAAATAAATTTAAAAAATTAAAACAATGGTCAAATATATTTGAGATAGAAAAATGAGAATAGAAGAAGATATTAAATTAGACTTTAAAGATGTACTGATTCGACCGAAGCGTAGTACGTTATCAAGTCGTAAAGAAGTTGATCTAAATCGCACTTACAAATTTAAGCATAGTAGCAAGGAATGGTTTGGTGTGCCTATTATGGCATCAAACATGGACGGCGTGGGGACTATGGAAATGGCTGAAGCCTTGTATCGACATCGAATGTTTACTTGTTTGGTCAAACCTTACACCGAAGATCAATTTGGCGATACTATAGGGCGAATTGGTGGCAATTACCTAGCAGTCAGCACTGGTACTAGCACCAATGATTTCCAACGACTAAGTAGAATCATTAATAGCTATCCAGAAATACATTTTATCTGTATTGATGTAGCCAATGGTTACAGTGAAGTCTTCGGTGATTATGTAGAAGAAGTAAGAAACGCATTTCCACACTGTACTATTATTGCCGGCAATGTTGTAACAGCAGACATGACACAGGAGTTAATTTTACGTGGCGCAGATATTGTTAAAGTGGGCATTGGCCCTGGTAGCGTTTGTACTACTCGTATCCAAACTGGTGTGGGCTACCCACAGCTTAGTGCTATTATTGAATGTGCCGATGCCGCTCACGGTCTTGGCGCTCATATTATTGCTGATGGTGGATGTGTTTGCCCTGGTGATGTTGCTAAGGCTTTCGGGGCTGGTGCGGACTTTGTAATGCTGGGCGGTATTTTGGCCGGGCATGATGAAGGTGGTGGGGAAATTATTCAAAAAATCACAGAGACTACAGAATTAGGTGCAATGGATCAAGGTGAACATTACCCTAGTAAAAAACTCAAAGTAGAAAAATATGTACAATTCTATGGTATGAGTAGTGATACGGCTATGGAAAAACACAGTGGCGGTGTTGCAGAGTATCGCAGCAGTGAAGGCCGCACAGTTGAAATTCCGTACAAAGGGCCAGTTAAAGACACAGTGTTAGACATGCTAGGTGGGTTACGTAGTACTTGTACTTACGTTGGTGCATCAACTCTTAAACAATTACCCAAATGTACTACATTTATTCGAGTCAATCGACAAATCAATGATATTTTTTTAAAGTAAATTATAATGTCTAAAATTAAAGTAAGTGAAATTTTTTATAGTGCTCAAGGCGAAGGTCGTTTTATAGGTGTGCCCAGTGTTTTCTTAAGAACGTTTGGTTGTAATTTTACCTGTTCGGGCTTTGGATGCGGCCCAGGGGTTAAAAGTACAGAAGCAGACGATGTTGCAAAAAACGTTCATTTGTACAAAGACTTCAACAGTTTACCATTAGTAAATACTGGCTGTGACAGTTATGCCAGCTGGCATCCGGCATTTAAAGAACTAAGCCCGACCATTAATACAAATGACTTAGTGGATCGTATGTTGAAACTTACACCCAATAATAAATGGGTGCAAGACAACGGCAATGACGTGCATCTTGTTATTACTGGCGGGGAACCCTTATTAGGTTGGCAACGTGCATATGAAGAATTGTTGAGTAATTCTGCTATGGCTGATCTGCAAAATTTAACTTTTGAAACAAATGGTACTCAGGAACTACAACCTGCATTTAGGCACTACTTACTTAATTGGACATTAAACTCTAAATTAAATTCTAAAGGTGAGCGTAGAACTTATAATAATCTCACCTTTAGTGTCAGTGCTAAATTAAGTGCCAGTGGAGAACGGTGGGAAGATGCTATCCGTCCCGAGATCGTTGCCAGCTATCAAAAAATTGGGCATACATATCTTAAATTTGTTGTTGAAACCGAAGAACACTTTGCTGAAGTGGATCGAGCAGTAAAAGAATTCAGAGCAGGCGGATTTACTGGTGCTGTATACGTAATGCCGCAGGGAGGTGTTGTTACTCCCTACGAAAAAAATCGAGTTCGTGTGGCTGATTTTGCAGTCAGTAAAGGCTACTATTACAGTCCAAGACTACACGTTGACCTTTGGGGCAATGGGTGGGGGAAATAATTTAAAGGAGATTTATTATAATGGAAACGAAAAAAAGAACAATAGCCAGAATGATTAGTTATCGACTAACTGCATGGTCATTTACTATTCTTTGGACTTATATGTTTACCGGTAATATTGCTAATGCCACTGGGTTTGCCACTGCCTTACACATTTTACTCAGTATTGATTACTACATTCACGAACGTATTTGGCTAAAAGTTAAGTGGGGATTAGAGTGATGGGAATATCAACCAGCGACGAGATGACCCAATCATACGACCCGTTCAATGACCGTGCTCGATTTGAATATAAGTACAGTATTATTCCGCGTCGTTGCTACACTACTAATCGTTGGATATGGGGTTTATCAATGCGTGGTCGTAGAATTATTATGGGGCCTGGAGATCCAGTAATCATGGATCGGTGGTATCATCGCAATGAAGCAATTATTAAGATGTTAAAAGGATAAGATATGGGAATATTCGATAAACTGTTTAGTAAAGAACAGCCTGTTAAAAAAGAAACAAAGATACCGGTCGGTGAATCAGCACCCAGGACTAAAAAAACTACACAATCTAAGAAAACACCTAAGCAAATTGCCACAGAAAAAGGCGAACCTTACGTTAATATAATCAGTGTAGAATTGGACCCGGAGAATATTGGCAATGGTGCATTTGAATTAGATTGGAATGATTTTTTTGTAGCCAAATTGGTTCGATCCGGTTATAAAGGTAAAGACGATCAGCAAATTGTTGATCAATGGTTCCAGGACGTTTGCAGAAATGTTGTTATGGAGACATTCGAACAATATGAAGCCAATAATCCCAGACCGCTATCTGGAATTCAACGTAAAGATCTGGGCGGTGGCAGAAGTGAAATAAGTTAAAAATAAATTCATGATCAATTATTGGAACAAAGAAACTATTCCGTATAGTTGGAATCCTAAAAGCACACAAGCAAAATGGTCTGGCAGTGATACCATTGATAAATTTAAACAAAATCCAGAATCTTCTAAATGGCAGAACATAGATATAACATATAACTATAGCTGCGAGGGATTCAGAACTTACGATTTTGACTCTTTAATAGGAAAAGAAATTGATGTAGCATTAGGCTGTAGTCATACTATGGGAGTAGGTAATCCTGTCGAATGTATATGGCCCAGTCTAATAGAAAAATCTAGACCATACCCTATGCTCAATTTAGGATTAGGTGCTGGAACAACAGACACGGTTGCTAGAATTTTAACCAACATTACTGGTTTATTTCAAATCAATACTGTATTCATCTTTTGGCCTGAGTTTGTAAGATTTGAACTGTATACTGACGAAAGAGCAAATTTTATAATACCACAGAACAGTCAATTAGAGCAGATATGGAATATGGATCAACAAGTTTCGACACAACGATTTTATAAAAATAAACTAATTGTGGATTTACTGGGTCATAATACGATTAATTTAACAAATGGGTTAGTTTTTAAAGAACATCGAATATTAGATTGGGCACGCGACGGCATGCATTTTGGTCCTGAAACTCATAAATTAATTGCAAAATTATTCTCAGAGAAGTTGACAAATATCGAATAAACTGCTATTATTACTGTACTATGCGATATCTAATTGTTGACACAGCTAATACATTTTTTCGTGCAAGACACAGTGCCCATCGTCAAAGCGACACATGGGATAAACTAGGTTTTGCTATTCACGTAACTCTTGCCAGTGTAAACAAAGCATGGCGAGATCAAAAAGCAGACCATGTAGTATTCTGTCTCGAAGGTCGTAGCTGGCGCAAGGATTTTTATGAACCCTACAAGAAAAACCGTGCAGTTGCCCGGGCGGCGCTTACAGAAAAAGAAGCAGAAGAAGACAAATTGTTCTGGGAAGCTTTTGACGATCTTAAAACGTTCTTATCCGAACGCACCAATTGTACTGTTCTCCAGCACAAAGAGTTGGAAGCAGATGACTTGGTGGCAGGATGGATCCAAGCACACCCTCAGGATCACCACACCATCGTAAGCAGTGACACTGATTTTCATCAGTTGCTGGCTGACAATGTCAATCAATACAATGGTATCGCAGATGAATTACACACATTAGAAGGAATTCTTGACAAGAAAGGCAAACCTGTTATTGACAAGAAAACGAAACTGCCTAAATTGATCCCCGACCCCGAATGGATCTTGTTTGAGAAGTGTATGCGAGGAGATCCCACAGACAATGTCTTTAGTGCATACCCCGGAGTTCGTAAAACTAAATTACAAGAAGCTTTCACCGATTTAAAAAACAAAGGATTCGCGTGGAATAATCTAATGTTAACGAAATGGGTTGACCATAATAAACAAGAGCACAAGGTACTAGACGATTATAATAGAAATCGTGTACTGGTCGATTTAACAGCTCAACCCGACAACATTAAAGTTAAGATTGCAGAAACTATTGCACAAGGAAGTATAACACTTAGCAGACCAATGGTGGGTGCTCAATTTTTAAAATTTTGCGGCAAGTATGAACTTAACAAATTAAGCGAAAATCCTTCTGCTATTAGTTCAGTGCTGTCAGCGAGTTATCCAGTATGAATATACGAATTCAAAAACTTGCCGAGCAGGCCACTGATGTTATTGAGATTGTTAATCCGGACACAGGAGTTACTCACTCTCGAGAATTTTTTGACAAAGAAAAGTTTGCCAAATTAATTATAATCGAATGTGCTGGATTATTTCCTAACGTTTATGTGTCACTCGAAACTGAGTGGGGACACACTCCTGTTATTGCAGAAGATTATATAAAAAATTATTTTGGAGTTGAAGAATGAAGTTCATTCATAAGGTTATGATTACCCATGCTGTTATTATGATAGTATGGGCTTGTTATATTATAAATTTAGTCTTAGAGAATTGAAAAATGACCACTAATATTTGGCAACGAATCTCAAAAGTAGCAGAATTCTTTGAATCACGTTTCAAAGAAACAGGCACACCCATTGTAGATGTGGCTGAATCCTACGACTGGTATAATCGGCTATACACCAGCTCTACATATCGCAGAGCGCACGTTGAGATTGTAGACAAAACTGCCAGTCACAAGATTCTTGTGTTACATTGCACAGTATTTCCGCACTACAATGACCCTAGTCCAATTTGGGGATTTGATGCAGTGTGTGGTCCAAGCAAGATCACAGGAGCATTTCATGATTTCAGCAACGGTGGAGATCCCAACCATTTTATGATGAAACATTTTGCCGAAACCGTAAAAGATGTAACTTGGAATAAGCCCAGAGTATTACCACAGTGGGCATCCGAAATTTTTAGTTCAAACATTGTGGCTGCAGGTAATGTTAGCGACGAAGCTGAATTAGACAACTTGTGTCAGCTAGCCGAATCAAACTTGGATTACTATCTAAACAATGTGGGCAAAACTGCACAGTCTGAAATTGATTATTGGCCAATTCAAAGTCGGTACAATGCCAATAACAAATTGAATCCACATGTGGCTCGTAGCATGATTTCCATGGGCGTAGAAGAAGCTGTAATTAAAAAGTTTATCGACGAAGTATTATATCCAGAACATAGACTATGAGTCAAGAATGAAACTATACAAACACAGCAACGGTAAGACACATTTCTTTCCTGAAACAATTCCAAAAGGATGGGAAGTTATGTTGAACCCAAATACATTTAATGTTATATGGCGGCGAATTCGGAGCAGATAAAGTATGAACAAAGAACTATTAAAGAAATTTCAATTAGAGGCAGGCGGTAGTCATTACCCTGGCATTAATCCAGATATGCAGTTGTCTTTTGCTCGACAAATTGTTAACGAATGTATCGATGCTGTTCGTAATACAGATACTAGGCATGCGTACACTACTTTCGACAAAGGCTTAATTGATGCCACTGTCCAACGATCCATCAAATCGATTAAAGAAAGATTTAATCACGATGTCGTTTAAAATTCATCAAAGTCGATTTCGAACTTTGCGATCAAAAGATCCCAACTTTAATTTAATAGATGGATTATTGATTACCCCTCGAGCAGGATTTGAGATCAGCAAAGGTTGTCCAAAAGAATACAAGATGATTATCAGTGAATGTATTAATAACGGTTGGATTAAACCTGTAGCAAATGTTTACGACCATGAATTAACTTTTGACTTATTAAAGGAGATAACTGTATGAAACTTATCGATGTAATCGTGGCCGCCCAAGGCCGAGTCAGCGGCGGCAGTGAATACTGTTGGATCTGCTGGGGGGATGATGCAAGATTCATGGAATTTGCGGATGTTGACGGGCAAGAATTTTGTACAGTGATATTTGACTGCAAAACCTATAATGTCTATGACATTCAAATTTTTGTACCAGGGTACGATCAATGTTTTATTTGGTGGAATCCTGAGTTTAAAGAATCTCATCACAACGAATCAGAGGTTCGTAACATTGACCCACTGAGGGCCTACGATGATGTATTTTTTACTGAAGTAGATGAAAAAACTATAATGGAATATCTTAGAGATGTAACAGCCACTTACTATGACAATTTACCTGTACCGGAGTCCGCATGAAATCATTTAGAGCGTGGTTGCAAGAGTTATGGTATGCAAACTGCGAAGAACGTATGAGTTGGGGCAGTAAAAAACTTTCACTGAGTGAATACTTTAATCAGTACAAATGGTGGCTGCGGCGGGAATACAGATTCCAACAAAGGAATAAAAATGATTGAAACTCTTCTTTTTATACTTGTTTTGTTTCAGATTAAACACTGGTACATTGATTTTGTAAATCAAAACGATGAAGAAGTAAAACACAAAGGCATTTATCTTGACTGGCTAGGACTAAAGCACAGTCTTAAACATGGTATTGGAACCTTTGCTTGCCTTTGGACTGTAACTGGATGGACTAACATTGAGTTTGCTTTTTTTATTGGTGTATTAGATTTTATGTTACACTACCACATCGACTGGGCTAAAATGAATTACGGTAATAGAGATATTACTACACCCCAATTTTGGAATCACTTGGGCATGGATCAAATGGCACACCAGCTTTGCTATATATTATTTGCAGGACTTACATTATTATGAATGAACTAATTGCCAAACCTATTTTAAAAAACAAATATTGGATCGTAGAACAACAAGGATTTAAGGTAGCAACTATTCAAGCCATCGACGACGGTGGCTTTGTTTATGTGCAAGAAAACAAAAGAGAAAAATTTTCTACTATTAAATTACTCAGTAAAGCTTATAATTTAATATTTGATCATGGCGTAAAAAAAGAAAAAGCACTTCTCGAAAATCATAATGTATATGATTACCCTGTGATCAATAAACCATGGAATATACTTTGGGACGTCAAACACCAATTTCCAGTGTATACTAAAACCAGTAAAAGCAAAAGCTTTTATTGTGCAGGGTATTATATCATCAAATTTAACAATGGGTGGGTTAAGAGTCATTGCCCAAAATTTATTACTCTGAACAGATACCTATTCCAAGGTCCGTTTAAGACTAAAGAAGAAATGAACGAAGCGCAAAAGGCTGCAAAATGAACGAGTTAAATCTAAGTCTTCATTTAAAGAATTACAATGATAAAGTCAAAGTTATGAACCAAACGGGCGGAAAACAACTTACATTAAGTGCCAACGAAGCTCGTAGTTTACATGCTGATATTTTTGATTTACTTAATCACTGTGCTGAATTAAGTAAAAAATTAGAGATTCGAAATAATGCTAACGACAGCGTTATTAGTATCTCCGTTGACGGTGGGGGGTTTAAATAAACCCAGTATATTCAGACTAAATATAATAGAGTCAATTAACTATGAGTAGACCTAAACCAAATGTGCTGGTCGAGCACGTAAATAAAATCAATTACAAATCTGATCAAATTCTGAGCAGTGAAGGCATTTGGGCGGTCTTTTACGACAATAACCCAATCAATCTTAAAAGTAGTAATATGTTGGTCAGCTATCCTGGTCCAAAATATAAAAAGACAAGTTTTAGCAATCCAGGTCACGCTATCAATCTTGCTAAAAAATTAAACAGTTTATTCAAAACTGATTTGTTTACAGTTGTTCTTTTAAAAAGCGGCGATAGAATTTATCCTTGATTTTGAATTATTGTGTCTGACAGATTAATTGCCAGTTCAAAACGTTTTAATCAATCTCAACTTACAAAAATTTTTTCAGAAATGGCTGGAGTTCATTCTAGCAAGCTATTATATCAAATTTGGAACAATCCCAAAGACAATAACAGCCTAAGACTTAGTCTGGCTGGTTATAAATTGCTTGTTCAAGATTTAAAATTAAAATCTTATAAATTCGAATTTGATAAACCATTGGCTAATAAACATCTACTTCAACTTGAAAGAGTATTTCAAAGCATGTATTACCTAATAGGTGCTTATAAGATAGTAGTGTTTGATGAGCAAGAAGCTGCCATGCTAAGTCTCATGGACGGCGATCTTAAAAAATATCTAAGTAATCTAGAAAGTAATACTTAATTACTAGTGCATTTGTTGTAAAAATACAACAATATTTTGATTGCTCGAAATTCCGAATTTTGTTATACTATTGGAATAGTAAACAAAACGGAGTTCAAATTGAATCAACTGACCCAAATCCAGCAAGTTAATCAAGCAATTATGTTTGGCGATTTCACTGACGTAGAACTCACCAGCATCCTGAGCGCTGTTCAATTTGCACGGACCCAGCTTCGCAAGGACAAAATCCGTTCTATCAAATTGGGCGATTCTGTAAAATTTACCAGCACCAAACGTGGAATGACCATTACTGGCACGGTGAGCAAGATTGCTATTAAATTTGTAACAGTTCGTAGTACTCAAGGACTGTGGAAAGTGCCCGCTAACATGCTGGAAGTTGTGTAAAAACAACACATTTTTGGTTGTCCAAAAATCCCAATTTTGCTATAATAATGGTATAGTAAGTAACAAGGAGCACTAAATGCAAATCGCAACAGCAATCAAACATCTTCAAAAAGAAGCAGAATTTCTGGGTATGCCCTTGCTGGAAACCTTGCAATTTATCCAAAAAAATCCTCTTGCCCAGCCACAAAAAACCATGGACGCATATAGGGTTTTTATGGCCGCAGGCGCTACAATGTTTAGCCCAGTCTAAACGGTTGTCCGAAATTCGGAATTTTGCTATAATATTGATATTGTAAACAAAACGGAGTTCAACATGGCATACATGAGTCAAGAGCATAAAGCAAAACTGGCGCCCACTATCAAAGCCATTTGCAAAAAGTACGGTGTTAAAGCCACTCTTTCTGTTCGTAGTCACAGCTCGCTGGTGCTGACTGTTAAGCAAGGTGATATTGACTTCGGTGACAATTATATCCAAGTTAATCCATATTGGTATCACGAGCACTTTACTGGCCGCGCCAAAGAGTTCCTGTCTGAGGTAATTCCAGCTATGTATGGTCCCGACTATTTCGACGAGTCCGATGCTCAGACTGATTACTTTCATTGCAGTCATTACATCGACGTCAACGTTGGTCGATGGGATCAACCTTACGCTTTTGTAAAATAACAACAGACAATAATTCAGTTTTTAGGTATAATATAATTTTACATACAAAGGAGTTTTTAAATGGGTAAAGAGACTGTAAC